AAGGCGTCGCAGGTCAAGCCAACACCAGGCCCGGCCGCCGACAGCCACTCCACGCGGCAAAGCCTCATCGAAGCGGCTGTAACTCCACGCGGCACCGGGGGCAACCCCGCGGCCAACACCGAAGACGAATTCGACGCTGGATTCAAACAGCGTTGACCCCAACCCAAATCTAGGAATCCATCATGGCAATGCAAGGTTTTTCACTCACCCCCGGCCGGATCAACCGCTACAAGGGGCAGATCATGGCCCACGCGGTCCCCATGGAATGCCTGAGCAAAGGCGGCCGGCAAGTCAAGTTCCCCAAGAACTCGTCCGACACCTACGTGTCGCGCCGCTGGGTGCCGTTTGGCGCCACTGCCGCGCAGCCCAACACTTTCTTCGGCACCGTCACGGCGGTCGACCGCGGCAACTCGCTTGTCGTCGCGCACCAGACCGCCGAGGGCATCACGAGCATTCCTGAGTCCATCGTGCCGATGGACATCAGCGTGGTCATGCAGCAGTACTCCTGCCTGTATGGCTTCACGGACAAGACCTACGACATGTACGAGGACGACATTCCTCAAGCCATGGTCGAGCAGATCGGCCAGCGCGTCACGCTGGTGAACGAGATGGTCATGTTCGGCACGCTCAAGGCTTCCACCAACGTGTTCTTCGGCGGCACGGGCACAAGCCGTGCGACGGTCAACGGCGGCATCAGCCTGCCGATGCTGCGCCGCATCGGGCGCTCGCTGATGGCGAACCACGCCTCGATGGTCACGCGAGTTCTGAATGCGGGCAACCGCTTCGGCACCGACCCGGTGGCAGCCGGCTTCATCGTCTATCTGTCGACCGACCTTGAGCCTGATGTGCGGGACTTGCCCGGCTTCATCCCCGCCGAGAAGTACGCCAGCGGCACCCCGATGGCCAACGAACTGGGCAAGGTCGAGCGCTTCCGCTTCATCACCAGCCCTGATCTGATCGCCATCCTCGACGGCGGCGCGGCAGTGGGCGCGACGGGCTTGCAGTCCAACCTCAACACCAGCGTGGACGTGTACCAGTTCATCGTCACCGCCGAGGACGCCTGGTCGCAGGTTGCCGTTCGGGGCACCGATGTGCTGGACCCGACTTTCCTGCCGCCTGGGCAGAAGTCGAAGTCCGACCCGCACGGTCAGCGCGGCTACGCCGGGACCACGTGGTGGAAGGCCGCTCAGATCGAGAACAACGGCTGGATGGCGGTCGGCAACGTTGGGGCGCGGGCCCTGTAACGGCGCGGCGGCTTCGGCCGCTGCTCCCCACGGAGAACACATCACATGGAATCAACCATCTATCAGGTACTCGCCCCGGTCGCTTCGTCCACGGACAAACAGGCCATGGCCTTGCTGTTCGAGAACATCGCTGCCCGGCTCAACTCAGCGGCCACAGCAACGGCGGGCCTCGTCATCAACGGCGCGTCCAACGCGGCGGCGAGAACGGGGGGCACGATCTTCTACGCGACGGTCGGTGGCCGTCACGTGGCGATTGCGGCCAGCACGGTCATGCCGGCCCTCACCGGCCTGTCCATCGCTGCCAACACGTTCAACATCGCCTGCTTCTTCATCAACGCAGCCGGCACCGTGAACGTGCGATTTGGCCGGCAGGGCGCAACGGCAGCCGCTGTCTTGTTCCCTGACTTCCCGCTGAATCAGGCGCTGGTGGGCTACCTGCTCATCACGCACTCGGCAGCATTCACGGGCGGCACGACTGCGCTCGACACGGCAACGACGATCTACGTCTCGCCGGTCGGCGCTTTCGACCCCACCCTCTACGTCAACTGATCTTCACCTTCAAGGAGTCCCATCATGGACCAACTCGCTCAAGTTCCCATCACCTTCAACCACGCCAACGCCGGCCTCGTCGCCGGCACCACGTCCACCTACACGACCACGCTGGCGTCAAGCTGCTCGATCAGTGGGCTGTTCGCCACGGTCCTGACTGCGCAGACCAACACGGCCAGCCCGACCACGGACGCCGCGACCGGCCTGGCATTCGTGCCGGTGCTGGCCAACCAGGCGTCCGTGCTGGTGTGGGGCGTCAACTTGGCCGGTGCCATCCGGCTGGCACAGGGCTCGATCACCCCGACCGAGACGGGCGTGACCACGGTGGTGGGCGCTTTCATCCTGGCCCCGCAGTTCCCGTCGCTGCCTGACGACTTCTGCCCCATCGGCATGCAGTTGGTGCGCGTGTCCCCCACGGGCGCCACCTTCACCGCGGGCACGACGGCCTGGGCCGCATCGGGCATCACCTGTTCCGTCATCCGCAACCTTGCCGGCCTGCCGGCTCGCCCGCGCACGACCTGACCGTTCCTCCTGCGCCTTCGGGCGTTTGTCAAAGGGGCCTCATTCGTGAGGCCCCTTCTTTTTTGGAGATCCATTCATGACCCGAGTTGCCTCTGTCGCGCCGTCGCACACCGACCGCGAAGTCCACAGCCCCGAGTTGCCGATCACGCAGCCCCGGGTGATCCACGATTCGGAAGACCGCGACCGCGAGGTGATCGTCACCACCGATTCCGTCATCAGCCGCGACTACGCCGCCGAACTGGCCTTCATGGAGGAGCCGGTGGACATCCTGCTGCACCGTGGCCGCGAGAAGCACGCGCCGACGATGTACGACTTCCAGATCAACGGCCGAGCAATCTGGATTCGCGTGGACACCGTGACCACGATCCCGCGCAAGTACCTGGCCATCATCGCGCAGGCCCAGCCCTTCGAGGTCGAAACCGAGACGGACAAGAACGAGGGCAAGGGCGACAACGCCCCGGTCATCAACGCCATCCGCCGGCACCAGTCGTCGCGCTACCCGTTCACTGTCGTCAAGGACGCGAACCCCCGCGGATCGGCCTGGCTGCAGAAGGTGATGCGCGAGTCGTGACATGAACTACCTTGCGCTGCTCCAGCGCCTGCACAGCGAGACGCTGCGCTCGACTGCTGCGCCTGTTGGCGTCACCGGGCTGTCCGACCGCAACACGCGGCTGGTGAATGCCCTGGCCGATGCGTGGCTCGAAGTCCAGTCCGAGCGCGACTGGCGGTGGATGCGCGCGACCACGGATGCAGCCCTCACCATCGACCTGCAGACCTACGCTGGGGCTGACCTGGGCATCGTGTCGCGCTTCGGCCGGTGGAGAGCCGAGGACGACACCTACTGCCCGACGCTCTACATCAACGGGGCGCCGAATTCGCTCTGGCAGTTGACGCAGTGGGGCCTGGACGATTTCCGGCAGTTGTTCATTTACCGGACGCAGGGCAGCAGCACGCCGGTGGCCTTCTCCATCGACGAGGCCGACCGGCTCTTGCTGGGCCCGGCGCCGGTAGCCGCGTACCGACTGCGCGCTGAATACTGGCTCGCGCCGATGACGCTGGTGGATGCGACTGACGTGCCGGACATGCCCGAGCGCTTCCACATGCTGTTGGTGTGGCGGGCCTTGATGGACATTGCCCGGTCTGACGCAGCGCCAGAACTGCTGTCCCGGGCCGAGGTCAGCTACGGCAACCTGCACGACAAGCTGCTATTCGATCAGGGAAGGCTGCCCACGACATGAAGCGCGGCATGCCTGATGTGCGGCTGACTCCGGTGGTGGCCGTCATCCGGGGCGGCATGGACTTGGCCGTAGCGCCGATGTTCGCCAAGCCCGGGACCGCGGTGCTGGCCTACAACTACGAGTACGACGTGGACGGCGGCCTGTCCCGCGTGCTGGGCATCGAGCCTTTCGACGGACGACCCTCGCCAAGCTCTGCGGTTTATCTCTACATCGAGGCCACAGCGACGATCACGGTCATTGCGGTGGGCAACACGGTTACAGGGCTGACATCGGGCGCCACGGGCCGGGTCATCTACATCCTTGGCACGAGGATGGCCGTCACGCGCATCACCGGCACGTTCGTGGTCGAAGCGCTGCAAGTCGCCGCGGTCACGCGGGCCACTGTCAGCACGCTCAACTCGCCGGTCGACGGCTTCCTCGACAACACGCTGAACAAGCTGGCAGCCGACAGCTACCAGGCCGACATCACTGCGGTCCCTGGCGCCGGCCGGATTCGTGGCGTGGCAGTGCTCAACGATGTGGTCTACGCCTGGCGCAACAACGTCGGGCAGACGGCGCTCGCCATCTACAAGTCCTCTGCATCGGGCTGGGTGCTGGTGCCACTGTACGAACAGATCAGCTTCACGCTGGGCACGGCGGCTTACAC